TCTTGAGAACCTTCTACATTCGATAATTCTGGTTGCGGAATAACTGCTTTGGAAGTTAAATAAAATTTTTCAGTGGAAACTTTAACTGGTCCAGTTACTCCAATATTCTCTGATGTTATTTTTTTCTTTTTAATTTTAAATCTACCAACCTTACCCTTTACTCTTTTAAATTCATTTAATATTAATTCATCTTCTTCTTGTGGTATTTTAGTACCAGGTAATCTTGATGCAGCAAGTTTTTCTTTTAAGAGAGTTAAATAGGTTCCATAGTCAATATCATAAACTCCATCCAAACCAAGAATTTTTAAAATTCTTTCATCTACACTCTCATCAACAATATCCGTTTCACGAGTACCTTCATACAAAGCAAGAGCGGAATCGTTCTTACCTTCCGCTCTTATACTTGCCAGTAGATCATCTAACTCGTCAGGACCCATTTTGCTGCTGCTTTAGTTTTTCTTCTTCTAAATGAGCTCTTAATAACTCAACATAAATGTCTCGTTCCCAAGGCACCATGTTCTCAATCTCTGTTAATGAATATTTATGATACTGCATCAAAGAGAAATTAAGCTTAAAGTAACTTTCCAAGTCCATATGGACTAGGGCTATGCGAAAAAACTTGAGAGTCCCTCCAGCACTACTGTGCTCTCAACTTCAGTTTTTGGATTAGTAACTTTAACTTCGTGAGAAAGTTTGGGCATTGTCTCAAAGAACTTTTCGATTTCTTTGAATTGGGAGGAATTCATTTGTTCTAAGAATTCAACCAATTCTTTTTTAGTTACATCAGCAGAAGCCCACACTTCCTGCTCATTATAGATTTTATCAATACATGCCGCAACTAAATCAAACGATTGATCCATTGCACCATCAGAAGTAAAGTCAAAGTTGCTCTTAATAAACTGATCTAGTGATGGATATTTCATTTCCATCACGATTGATTTATCAACTTGAATTTTATTCGTATGTTTTTCGTTTTTTTCTACTTTGATATCATCAATACTGATTTTGACGGGCACATAAGTTTCTCCATCATCAGGACAAATGATATTGACTTCAATTTCTTCCCCAACAGATTTGCCTCTAATGTTTAAGAAAAGATATTCAATATCAAATGTGGGAAGAGATTCTACTTTGATTCCTTTTGTATGAATACAAGATTTAATTACGTTTTTAATCGCAGTTGTAATCTCTTTTGTATTCTCACTTTCAAGAGCTAATACTAAAAGTTTTTCTTCCTTAACTAGAAAAGGACGATATTGAATTGTTTCTCCAGTTGAAGGCAATTCCAACTCATACGTTGGTGTAGCAATTTTTGGTAAAGGCATAATGTCCTATAAATGTTTCAGTGTGATTATTTATTAACCAACTGGAGAGGTAGAAGTTTGATTGATGGGCAAATCATTGGCTCCTACTCCAAGTTCTGGTGCTGTTGTTGTAGGACTTACATTTAAATCGGTACTGACAACATACCTTGAATAATTAAAAGATACTGTGCATTTTAATAATTGCGAAGAATCATAAGAAACTGGCATTGAATCAATACTAATTGGATATGCATTTATAAATTTATAAACTAAAATTCTACCAGAATAATCTCTCTCAAATTTATTAATGAATATTGTTGTTTTATAGCTCTTTGGAAAATTCACCCTATAAAAATAATTTGGATCTTCAAGATTTTTGCTAATTTGTTCATTTACAATATATGACATCCAATTTTCAAAAAAATTAATTATATTATATTCATGGTCAACATAAAAAGTAAATGATGCTCTATCATCATACTGTCTTCTATACACATGCCTTTCAGTTACACCACTATAGTCATTGTTAATTTCATGTGTTGCCAATGAAGAGCCAGGTAAAGATGTTTCAGAACAAGACAATGAAAAGAAATCAGAATTATTGGTGTATCCATTACCAAGTCCCGCTTCCTTTCTATAAATATCAACCCATTTGCTAACATCCGGTGGAGGAGTAAACCAGCACTGAAAATGTGATGTTAATGCAGGACGAAGTAGCGAAGCCTTTAAATCTGATAATGTTTTTGGTTTTGGATATTCTGACGATACTGCCATATGTCTATAAATATTTCTACTGATATATTATGTAGTAGACATAATGGGAGAAAGTCTTAAGAGTAAATATAGTCCCAGGTATCCCCAAAAATATAAAGGTGATGCAAACAATATTATTTGTAGGAGTAGTTGGGAAAGACGTTTCTGCTCTTGGTGTGATCTTAATGAAAATATAATTGAATGGGGAAGTGAAGAGTTTTGGATTCCATATCTCTCCCCGGTTGATAATCGTGTTCATAGATACTTTCCCGATTTTATAATTAAAGTAAAGGAAAGTGCGGGGCAGATTAAAACCTATGTGATTGAAGTCAAACCAAAGAGACAAACTCAACCACCAAAACCCAAATCAAGAGTGACAAAAGGATTTCTATACGAAGCAAAAACTTATGCAGTCAATCAGGCAAAATGGAAGGCAGCCGTAGAATTCTGCAAAGATAGAATGTTGCAATTTAAAATTATAACCGAAGATGAGTTATTCTAATGGCAGAAGGTTTTGGACAATATGTGGGTTCAAATAGAATTCAAAGAATTAAAACAAAACTTAATCGTGTCAGTGATGAAGAAGATTTGATGCTTATTATTTTAGATGCTCTGAAAGATACTGAATTTATTCCTGACGTTGGTAAGTTTTATACATTTGTTTACAATGCAAAAACACCAGGACTTAGATATGATCAACATCCACTAATAGCATGTATTGGCATTGAAAATTGGGGATTTAGAGGACTTAATTTTCACTGGAGAAAATACAGAAACTATACATGGAATGAAGTTGCTGGACAGTTGCATATAGTTCGCCCGAATGAACTTGATGATTTACTTGCAATTCCCTATGCAAGATATCGTACAGTACCTGGATAAATAAATAAAAAATGCTTATAAATGTCTCATACTCTACAAAAAATTGAGATGACTAATCCCTTTGTAACTGGGAGGGATTTCTGATGCCTTTTTGGAACGCAACAAGTACAACACTTGCAAATAACGAGATGTATGTAAATAATACATACAAAAATGCGAATGGAACTAATGCCTTAACAACAAAAACTACATCCAATCCTGGAGGTTATACATTCGTAAATTCAAGTTCAACCGATCCAATAGTAAAAAGTCTTGCATATTCTGTTCAAACTGATGGAAAAATAACTTATCTAATTTCTGGTTCAAATAAAGAATATAAGAGTATTCAAGACATTGCAGAAGGCGGAATTTTTGGATATAATAATACAACTACTGCACTAATAAAAAATGAAATGCAGAAAAATTTAACTGCATCTTATCAAGCATATAATACGGCAAATCCAACTAAACCAATAGGTCCGAGTACATCATCCGCTGCAGCGAATCCGCAAACAGCAGCAGACATAGCAACTCAAGATGTTGATTCATCTGTAACGTCCGCTCAAAATAATCCGATTAATATATTAATACCATCAGAAGGAGTAAGAAAGAATTATGGAGACCCTCTTTATTATCCTACAGATTTAGAAAATAATGGACAAGATCGTATTGTTTTTACAATGAAACGACAAGAAGGTAGTATAATCAATGCAACAATTGATCCCAATAAAAAAACTATAGAAAAAAGAACTACAACAAAAATAGAGGGTGCAGTTTATTTACCAATTCAACCTTCAATATCCGATAACAATACTGTTGATTGGAGTGGAGGAACATTAAATGCAATTCAGGCGTTTGGAGCTGCAGCAAGTTTTCAGTTTATTACTAGTAAAGATACACAAGAATTAGGACAAAATGTAGGCAATATTCTGGGAAAAGTGAATCAACTTCTAAAAGGAACCGGAGAAAATCCATCTGATGTTCAACAAGCTTTAAGATTATATTTTGCTCAGGAAGCAGTAGGAGCACAAAGCTTATTATCAAGAGCTACAGGAGCAATTTTAAATCCAAATCTAGAATTGCTTTTTAATGGACCTTCATTACGCCCCTTTGGATTTACTTTTAGAATGTCACCTAGAGATAAGACAGAAGCTACAAGTGTGAGAAAAATCATTAGATTTTTTAAGCAAGGAATGTCAGTAAAATCTACAAAATCAAATGTCTTTTTACAATCACCAAATGTTTTTGATATCAGATATCTCACATATAAAAATGGAAAACTAGACGATCATCCATCAATTAATAGAATTAAAACTTGCGCTCTACTCAGTTGTGATGTTGATTACACTCCAGATGGAACATATATGACATATAACGATAATGAAAGAACCATGACATCATATCAATTAACTTTAAGATTTAGCGAAGTAGATCCAATTTATGAAGATGATTATAATGATCCTGCCAATAAATTATCAGTTGATCATATAGGTTACTAAAATGCCAACATACTTCCGCCAAGTTCCAGATTTTCAATACGTCAGCAGAACTGCTGATACCAAAAATATATCAGAATATAGAAATGTTAAGAATTTTTTCAAAAGAGGAAAACTTCGTGATGATATTTTTGGAGATTTAGCAGTCTTTACTAAGTATCAAATTGTTGGAGATGATCGTCCCGATAATGTTGCATATGAAGTTTATGGCGATGAAACTTTAGATTGGTTAATTTTACTTTCAAATAATATCTTAAATGTTCAAACTGAATGGCCGTTAGCGCAAGATTCTTTTCAAAATTTTCTCACCAACAAATATGGTTCTGATGAAAATATCTTTGGAATTCATCATTATGAAACCATCAAAGTCACGGATGGTTCAGGAGTAACGATTGTTCCAGCAGGACTCACTGTAGATTCAAATTATAGCGTTGAGTTTTATGATTCTACACTTGAGCAATACATCACAAAGACAAATATTACAGTTCCAGTAACAAACTATGATTATGAAAGTAAAATTGAAAATGATAAGAGAAACATCTTTGTTCTCAAAGCAGATTATCTGAATGTTGTATTAAATGACATGGATGAAATCATGCCATATAAAGAAGGTTCCACCCAGTATGTGAGTGAAACCCTCAAGAAAGGAGATAATATCCGTTTAACTAGTTAATCACTCTTCAGCAAGACGCTGAAAGTATGAAAGAGCATCATCTTCATCTTCATCCACAGAATTAACTACGGGAAGTGAAGGAGACTTAGAACGAGCATAGGATTGTTCCAGTTCTTCTACCACACGACTTTCGGTAGTAGGTGCTTGAGTATAGGACTCATAAACTTCCTCTTGCTCAGCAACTGCACGAGCAGCACTCTTCTGTCCCAGAACACTCTTCAGACGACGCTCAAGATCTTCATATGACTTGAACTGATCGGGAGCAACTACTGCAGCAAGAGAGTACTCTTTCTTCCAGATTGCTTCCATCGCATCATCGTCATCAAGAAGAGGTGCCTGACGATCAAACTCAGACTTATCATAGTTCCAGTAACCATCCTTCTTCACAATCTTCAGTTTGAAGTTT